TGTGACCGATTGTGGATCGGAAAACATAGTGGTTGACCTCTAAAAGTTATTGCTGAGGTTGATCCTACCGACCATGACCTTTCTCAAGGGCCCGGCTTTGCGAAGGGTAGAATAGATAGATTACCGCAGAAGATATTCACTTGCGTGAAATACCTAAAGCTGCGGCGATCGCTAGTTGTCTTGGGGTTAAATCGTCCCAAGACAGGCTAAAACCGTATGGACCGGTACCTTCCTGACGTTGCTTCGATTCCGTAAAACGGTCGAAGGTCAACGTAAGAGGACGAGAGGGGAATGGAAGATACTGAATGTATCTCCGTATCTTTGTCTCCGTCTTCATCACGTAAAGGTACTGGCAGGCAACGCTATCGACTAACATATCCGATATGAAGTCTACATGTAGACCCACATTAGATACCCAATCGATAGCCCATGTCCAAGGAATTGACTTGTAAACATTTGACGGAGTCGGACGGGCCCCTGCTAGCGTGATAGCACGCATTGCATGGTTCCAACCTGACAAATTGTCAGCCAAACTTTTGTCAAATGCAGGATTATAGTAGTAAAACTTTCCTACGGCGTAGGCGTGAGATCGGGTGATTTCACGCACTTCCCAGGTCGGTTGACTACTAAAGTACTCGCCAGGTAGCACGGGAGCCAGAGATACTCCGGTTCCACTAGCTATTCTGACATCAGTACTAACATCCTCAAGGGTGACTCTCTTTCTGGTCCACAAACCGTTACGATTCGATATATTTTCGATGTAACGGGCGGAATTCTGGATTACGTCATCAAATTTACGTAGATCCGACAGAAAGGGCTTCCAGCCAAATTGCTGGTTCAGGAACTGATCTGCGATCTTTTTAGGATCCATGATCCGCGATGAAGTACTACCGCCCATGAGTTTCCAAATATCGGAAAACCCCTTGGCGGTAGTTTTTAACATACGCGGCGTGTCTCCGCCCTCACGGGCGAAGACAAACGCAGAAGCCTGTTCAAGCTTGGGTTTAGTTCTACTATACCCTTTGTCACCAAGGCCACTCATTGATGGAAAGGCAGGCGAATTTTCAATCAGTACCACACTCAGATCATAAAGACCTGAAGATGTGAGAAACTGATTATTCGTGGGAGGTCCAAAACCTCCAACATAACGTTGTAAACCATCGTTTCTAACGTATGTCCCTATTCCATGAACCCCATAATAAGGGGAGCTCCACTTGAGTTTTAGAGTTCTGAACGGACCACCATTACGATAAGGAGGACCAGGATGGACATTGTCCATCGTGATCTTAGCCTCATCATAGGGGACGTCAGAAAAGTTGTACGTCTGAACATTAATTCTGTTCGGGTGCCAACTTACGAATTTACCGCTGTCGGTAATAGCTGAGTTAAAATAACCCAGCTCCACTTCTCCCTTTTTATAGAGAGGAA